CATAATGTAATAATCTTTGTAATGCTCGTTAATTAATTGAGGAAGCGGTAAACCGGAATGCGCCGGAAAACCTTTGAAAATACCGTAACGACTTTGATTTATTCTCCTTCGAAAACAAGGATAATGTCGTTCTCATCTACGATCCAGAATTCTTCGTCCTCAAACTTGGATTTCTTTGCTTGTTGCCAGTTAGGTAGAATGATCTGGTCCACTTCTACCAAAGTCACATCGGAACCAATTGCAACGATGATACCTTTACTGGCTTCTTCTCTATCCACATCGGCCATAATGATACCACCCTTAGAAACTTTTTCTTTTTGGATTACTTTGAGGAGTACATTCTTTTTAATAGGTTTTAACATTTTTCTCTTTCTGTTTTCTACATTCATCAATTACTTTTGAGGGTACATCGGGGTGCCAACCACCGATTAACATATCACAATTATACTTTACTGGAGTGATAATGTCAAACTGTTTATGGTAATCATCATCAGATACAAAGGCAAATACACCAAGTATACTTAATGTTACGAACACAATATTGGTTCGGCGAGATTGTTCTAGTGTCATTTTGGTAACTGTGATTGAAAGTGGTTAATCAATTCATCCAATAAATTTCTTGCCATGGAACCATTAAGTGTCCATGCTCTAATCGTTTTTAATTTTGTTATTAATTCTCTAATATCCATTAGTTATGCTTTGACCAGGTTTTTAACTTAATCCGTTTTGCTGCTCTGGCTCGTTGTACATGTGAGTCTGATAAAGTCTGTTCTATCAAAATATCAAGCATAGCCAATAAATCTCCAACTTCTTCTTCCAACTTTTCTTTGTTTGTTGGTGCTCCCTGTGGCCATTGTGCATCCATGCCAAAACGAAACACCTTACTTATTGCTTGTGTTACTTCTGCACATTCTTCTTGTGTAATTAGTAACGCTTCTTTTATTTGTTCATTCATCATCTTGTCTACTTAAAAATTTAATCACGGGTAATTTAACTGCCACTTCAATAAAAGCTTCACGTTTTGTTGATGCAATTGGAAAACAAATAAAGATTCCATCTTCGATCATCATGTCGAATGGTGCAATACCGGTCCAAGCCTCATCTATGATACATCTAATTTCCCATCGTTTAACTTCTTTACATCTTTCAATTAGATCAGCATAGATTTTTTTTGGATTGAATGAATCGTCCTCAATAATCTCAGACATCTTCACTCAGAAATGTTGGTCCTTTTTCTTCTTCTGAAAGAATGTAATCTTCAGCAAGGCTTTCGGCTTTTGCAAAATCTGCCATAGTTTCTTTACTTACAATCTTATTCTTCAAATAGTAAGAGATTGTATAATTATATTCTTTTCTTTCGATGATAGCTTTCTTATCACCATTTTGAAATTTAGACAGTTCCATATTCTTCTCCAAAAGCAAATTGTTCAGCATAAGTTTGTGCTTCTGCTTCATCTTTAAAAAATCTGGTTTCAATTCGGACCATACCATCACCTTCAACACATTCAACCTCAAAGAGGTCAAATATATTTTTGAAGGCAATAGTGGCAGTTCTTTTACCGGACTTACCCATAAATGTAACGATTCTTTTTTGTTCATCCATTATGATATCATTCCCACAAAGCGATTTAATACAACACGGTTATTCAAACGATTGCCAGCATACTTACTAAATGCTGAAACCAAACCACGAGTAGTGGCATTCTCTTTCACTTCAAAACCAACATCATCATCAGTATCTAGGCCTTCTGCACGGAGTAAATAATACTCATCGTAACCCGAAGAAGTTACTACCATCGATTTGTTTTTACGAAACTCTGCCTTGTACTTATCATGGTTTGTAACTGACCTTGGTAAAAAATTATATAGTTCACGACCTAATTCACGACCAGATAAAACATAAAATCCAACAATGTTTGAATTTGTACGGAGTTTCAACATCTTAATATAAGCAGAAGTTAATTCACGGCCGTGTGGATGATCTACAATAACTTCATGTCTGGTTTTAGGATCACGAATGACCAGTTTCTTAGTTTTACCATAAGTATATTCACGGCCATAACCAGTAGTTTTATGGCCACCATCATTAGTCTGATATACTTCACGTAATGAATGGCCATCACCATCGGTCAAGAATACAGTATTCACTATCTGTAATTTATATTGTTTCTGAAATTCAGGAACAATTGTCATAGCCGAAACAATTGCCTCAGATAAAGGTGTGCCACCTTTCTGCATCCAGTTTGGTTTCCAGCCCCGAGGTTCACATGATGCAACCAAGGCTGAACAAGCATAAGTTAGTTCTACAGCTGACATTCTACTGGAAAGAAAATTCATCAGTTTAAAATTACGGAGTGCAATATCACCTTCTTTGAATTCACTAGAATAAGGTCTGTCATGTTCAGAAGTAAAGGCATATACTTCATAAGGTATATTTACTTTCTTACAGAACATTACCAAATTAATTAATTGTTTTACAGTATTCTCAATATGGTTACTCATACTACCTGACCAATCTAGGAACATAACCAAACCATGTGATTTGCCATTAGGCACCACGGTGATTTTCTTAAAGATATCTTCAGCAAATCCGTATGAATAGATTTTACTCATATTCAATTCACCAGTTTTCGAAACTGATGCACGTTTTAATTGTTCGGCATTTTTACGTAATTCAAATTCTTTGGCCAAATAACCAACAACCTTTTTTGCATCATTACGGATCTTTTTAAATTTCTTTGCATTGATTCCATCTTTGATATCGTAATATCCACTATTGCGTTCCTGAAACGCATCAACATCAGTACGATATTCGGACCACAATTGTTTATAAGATACAATTGCTTTTGACATATCAATATCAGGAATGTTACCATAGTAGTAACTGTCAGCATCTACACTAAACAATTTACTTTCATTCTTACGATATGATTCATCGGTGTGTGATTTAATCTGCTCATCAGATTCACCTTCGGGATCCATACCACCACCTTGTAAATCGCCTTCTTCATTATCTTCTGGCATTTCATCAGAGTTTTCATCACCGTCAGAATCAATAGGTTTGCCGGATTCACGAATCTCGGTTTCTTCATCCCAATCATCAGAATCTTCATAACCACTAGCATCAATTTCAATACCATCTTCATCTTCATCAAATTCATTTAATACAAGTTTGAGTTTCTTGGCGGTTTCAGCCTCTTCTTTCATGTATTGCATGATTTCTACACCAACACGAATTACATCATCATAAGTTTCGGTAGATTCAACTTTATCAACTAAACCTTTTTCATATTCATTGAATTGAATACCTTGTGCTGCACCACCTTTAGTGTAAAGGTTAACACGGTCAATAAAATTCAAATCATTAAGGTCGGCACCTTTAGTACCAAAAAAGTCCTTCTCAATTAACTCACGATAACCTTTAACAAAGGAAGAACGAATACCAGGATATTTGTTTTTGATTTTACGTTCAATACGAGAATCTTCTACCACATTGGCTACAGAAGCGGAAACACCGGCAACTTTTGCCTTTTCAAAACCTTCTAGTGGAGTATGCAAAGCATGGCCAACTTCATGACCTAAAAACATATCATAAAGGAAAGGTGAAATTTTAGAATCCAAAATTGGCAAAGTAAGAATACGGTCTTTTACATTAAAACTTGCTGTTTGAACATTCCTTTGTTCAACAGTCAAATTCTCGGTCGCCATAAGTTTGGCAAGTAGTGTTTTAGATTCTGTGATGTGCATAGTTTTCTCCATTTAAGATATCATTATAACTGAAATATCGCTTACCGTCAAATGATTTCTGAAATGCTGTTGTTTTTTAGCAACAAATTGACTATTCGTATAATTCTTTGCGTTTTTGGTAGTCGGAAAGGTCTTTTTCCATGCTGGAAAGAGATGCCCACTTGCGAGTTACAATATCCAATCGTTTCCACGCAGGAATTTCTTCATCATCTACCACGGCATCAAGCCAAATATAGTGTCCGTTGTTATTCATGTGATTTTCCTTCATTTTTTTCGAAAAAATTCTGCTCAATTGCAGCTGCCAAGCGATCAGCCAGCTTCGGATCGAACTTTACTAAAAAATACGCAACATCTTCTGCTGGTACATGACGCAAATTGAACATAATTTCATCAATTCCTCGTAAAATTTGTGATTCTTCGTGTTGTCTTAACATAATTTTCTCATTGTAAAGTATTTACTTCAATTGTAGTGACTACACTACCTCTTTGTTTGGCCATTCCAACAGATTTTAGCCATTCAATCTCAATTTCTAATTCCGATTCACTCAAAGTTTCCAAATATTCTTCATATTCAGCCCATTCATCTTTTGTGATACTCATCTCCGCATACTCGCAATCTCCTTTGCTTCATTATCTGTAAATACCGGCACGGCATTTGATTTGTGCATTGTACCGATACCTTTAATTTTGTCACCTGTATATGTATTTTGGAATGATTTTGCACAAGTCACAAAACCAGTATCCAAGGACGCAATCATAGGAGATTCACGACCTGCGGGAATATTAAACATGGAGATTGTTTTGGAATACTTCGTAGATTTATTTTTACAGAAATTGGTAGACATCGAATTAATGGAAGCTAACCATTCTTCGTGTTGTAATTTCTTAGATTTTGAAATCTTGTGTTTTTTGGATTTTGGAATATAACCGTAAATCATCATAATAATTCTCCATGTGAAGAACCATTATATTACAGTTTGTTTGAGAGGTCAAGCGGTCTGTTGCTAGAAAACAACATAATTACCAATACCTTATTATCAAAGGCGGACATACCTACTTATGTCAAAAATTACATAAAAAAATGGTAAACTTTTAATTATACCAGTTATTTTCGTCATCAACCTCAGCTTCAGATTTTTCTAACATTTCTTCTTCTTCATATTGAGTTAATAATTTTTTAATCTCAGCATGTTCATTTCTACTTCTTTTTGGTGTATAATTATAATCATCATTATACTCCTTGTCCTTGCGGAACTTTCCTACAAACTTCGCCACGATACAACTCCTATTTCATGGTTTCAAAAGTGATGCCTTTGATTTTGGTCTCCGGCATATTATTCATGTCCTCTTCCGAAATGTAAGTAATATCGGAATTAGGATAACATATTTTAATAATTTTAAGTAATTGACAAACTGTACCATCGGTATCATTGAATGAAAAGATTTCATCAACGAATTTAAGTGATTTGATGATTTCACGCCGGTCATCATATGTTTGTACGGATCCGCCTTCAACGTAATCCATCCACCAATCTGAATGAACACCAACAATTAACCAATCTCCCTTCCTTCTACATTTCTTTAAGAAGTTTAATTCCTTAATTGTTAATGGATCGAATATTCCACAAGTTAATATTATTTTTTCTTTTTCTATCATTATGGCAAGAGATCGGGGAAGGCTTCTTTAACAAATTTATAAGTTAAACCTTTGACCCCTAAATTCTTGCTCAAAATACCAATAATAACTTCTGCTTCACGGGGTTCAATAGATTCTAATAGTTGTAATAATAATTGATTCCGTTTTTCTGCTGTTAATACTTCGGCAGCAGGATTTCCTTTTTGAAACAAATACAATTTACGCAATTGTGTTGATAATGTTTGTGGTGAAAGTCCAGGTAACATATCTGTCGGTATTTTATAGTTCTCCGGCATCTCAGTAATCAACCATTCAAAATTTGGATGGTATGCCAATTCAAATACCTGAACCAATGTTTTGGATAGATTATTTTCTATTACCTTCATTCTTTCTTGCTTATTACTAGCCAATTCAAATTCATCAAATACTTCATAAATGTTCTTCATTAAAATTCCTCTATTACATCCATTAAATTTTTCAGTTTGTGTTCAATAAAATAATTCAGTAACTTGTTCCGTTTTGCTGGAACTGTTTCTTCAAAAGTATTTATAATCTTCTCCTTGATCTCTGTTGGAATCTGAGTTAGGTCGATAAGAACCTTATTACGAGAAAATCCTGCAACAGCATCGGCTGTCCAGTTAGAATGGGTTAACTCCTCATTCAATATCTTATCTAACACACCCTTAGTGATTGGTTTCTGACGGAGGTCACGGACAAAACAATCTGAAGGTGAGAAGATGTTTGGAATTCCGTCACCCTTGTCGCCACGGATAATCTTTTCCTTGAGTTCTAGGAGAGGGTCAACCGATTTGACATATTTCTTTTGTGATGGATTATATTGTTTAACATTACTACCATACTGTTGTAATTGTAAGAAATCTCCGTCACTTGATAGAATCAAAATCTTTTCATGTGGCGCATGACGAGGAACTAAAGTGCCGATAATATCATCAGCTTCAGCACCTTCAACATCAATTACTTTATATGGAAAGCTTTCACGGAGTTCTTGTTTGAATTTGGCAAGCATATCAAATATCATGTGCCAATCTAAATCAGACTTCTCACGAGTTTTCTTACGGCCTGCTTTGTAAAATGGGAAATATTCTTTACGCCAATATTTGCGATTATCACAACATAATACAATATCACCATATTCACTTTTAAAATTCTTAACATGGGTACGAATAATGTTAAGAATCATGTGACGAATTAAATGTTCATCTAATTTCCCTTTTTGGTTGGAAATCTGAGCCATAAGTCCGGCAAGTAATACTTGGTTTAAATCAATGAGAATCATAACAAACTTTCAATAGTTTCAATAGGAGTCTATTGTATCACACTTCCGTCAATCTGTCAAATGTATTTTGAATGAATGTATTTGAGGTGGTGGTCATTCTTGCCAAAACACCAAACCAATCAATACTTAACATTCTGGACATATAACTAACTGGATCTATCAAAACGGCATTAAATTGTTCCACATTAACAAGTTCACCTTCTTCATCTTCTTGGAATAGTATAATGTGGTAACCATCACCCAGCGATGAACCGCCAAGTTTTTCTCCTGCATGCTTATATACTGCACTCTCTAGATGTATTGTATCTTCTTCTTCGCCTGGTAAAAAAAAGAAAGCATCAAAGGGTTCTTCCTTGAGTGTCTTTGGAATTTCGATCATTGTAGTCCTTGAGGTGTGATTTTCGTATTCTTACCATTATCCATGAGTTATAGTAATCATCGGATTCCATAACGCCACGGACAAATTGTTCTTTTGCTTCGAGATATCCACATTCACCTTTTGAACGGCAAAGATGTAGTATCTCTCTAGAAAAGTTGTCATAACCTAATGATAACACATCTTGCTTCAATGTGTCACTACTTCCATAGTAAGTTTGCCAATCACTTGGAACTTTTAACTTCTTCTTTTTACCTTTGATTATCTTGGTTTTGGCAGAGTAAAAGAATTTCTTGCCTATGTATTTTCTACCATTCGTCAGGTTTTTAATCTGATACACGAACCCGTAATTATCACCAATCAAATCTTCGGTAAAATCAACTTCATTATATTGCCAGTTTAGTCCCATTCTCCAGTATCCAAATCGTCATCATCCTCTATATAGTCCTCGGATAATTCTTCGATTTGTTCACCACAAAATGGACAATGTTCTGGCAATTCTTGTGATACCATTTCTTCCATAAATGCAACGCTGTAAGTTGATTCACAACTTAAGCAATCTCCTGATAATTGTTTTTGTGTCATATTAACCTTTTCTTTGAAGGATTTCTTTGATATAATCTTCTAATTGTACTTTTGGTTCCCAATGCAATTCTTTTTGAGCTTTACTGTTATCAGCCAAAGTTATTTTTGCTTCACCTATTCTTTGAGGAATAAATTTAACTGTATCTGATATCATTCTAGCTAAATCTATAACCGAATGGTTTTTTCCTGTTCCAACATTATATAAACCGGTGCAATCAGATTTCATTGCTTTAATATTAGCATTAACTACATCACTTACATGAGTAAAATCTCTGCGTTGCTGACCATCACCGACAATAGTTAATGCTTCGCCATCTTCTTTTTGCCTTAAAAATAATCTAACAACTGGTGCATATGGACCTTTCGATGGTTCTCTAGGTCCGTAAATATTAAAATACCTAAACACAATTGTTTGCAAACCAAATAGTTCGGTATACATATGACATAGTTTTTCACCCGACACTTTGGATACTGAATATGGATTCAAACAATCGTCCGGCATAGTTTCTACTAATGGTGGAGTATTTCTTCCATAAGCAGAAGATGTAGAAGAATACATTACCTTCTTAACACCTGATTCTCTAGCACATTGTAGTATTGTTGCTGTGCCTTGCACATTGGTTCTAACAGCAAGCAAAGGATTATCAATGGTTGGTTGAATACGAGATTCAGCTGCCAAATGAAATACATAATCCACACCATCAAACAATGGACGAATTAAATCATATTCAGCAATATCATATTTAAAATAAGTTGCCTTATCATTGTGGTAAAAGGAATCATTTGAGGTGGCCGATTCATTATCAATCACAACAACTTCATTTCCAAGTTCAACAAGTTTATCAACAATATTAGAACCAATAAACCCAGCACCACCAGTAACAATAACTTTCATTTCAATTCCTCATTTTGCCCAAACGTCACCCCAATCTCCAGATAAAGCACCTTTTGCATAATCGGTTGCTCTGTTCTCAAAGAAGTTTGTGTGTGTTGGTGCGTTAATCATTTCCTCAACCCAAGGTAAAGGATTTCTTTTCACTTTAAAAACACCTTTTAATCCTAAAGAAATTAAACGGCGGTCAGCGATGTATCGAATATACTTTTTGACATCTTCAGCAGATAAATCTTCCATAGCGCCCATCTTAAAAGCTAAGTCAATAAATTTATCTTCTAATTCGACCATTCTTTCTGCAATAGTATATAGTCTACCTTTTAATTCATCATTCCAGATTTCATTGTTTTCTTGAATGTATGTTCTGAATAGTTTAACCATATTCTCAGTATGTTGAGTTTCGTCAACGATGGACCAAGTAACGATTTGACCCATGCCTTTCATTTTGCCATGTCGTGGAAAATTAAGTAACATAATAAAAGAGCTAAACAACTGCATACCTTCGGTAAATGCCGAGAATACAGCAATGTGAGTTGCAGTGTTCTCTTTAGTAGTATTGTTTGCAGAGATATCCAAAACATAGTCATGTTTTTCTTTCATTTCGGCATATTCCATAAACTCATTATAAGTTGTGTCTGGAAGGCCTAGTGTTTCAATTAAGTGTGAGTATGCGGCAACATGTAGAGCTTCACGAGCAGCAAAGCCCAATAACATCATGCGTATTTCGGGTTGAGGGAAATAAGGCAGATAATTATTAACATAACCCCCAGCAACGTCAATGTCTCCTTGGGTGAAGAACCTAAAAATGTGTGTGAGAAATTGTTTTTCCTCTTTCGTAAGTTTCTTCTTCCAATCTTTAACATCTTCAAGCATCGGTACTTCAGTATGCAACCAGTGAGATTGCTCATGCTTAAGCCATGCATCATAAGCCCAAGCATAATTAAAAGGTTTAAAATATGAACGTTCATCGGTCATCCTTGATTCTATTTTTTTAATCATTTATTAGTTTGTTCCAAGTTATTATTTCCCATTTACCATCGGTGTGTTCTACTAATGCGGTGCAAGATTCTACCCAATCACCGTCATTCATATATGCTACGCCGTCTATTTTTTTTATTTCTGCTGTGTGTATATGTCCACAGATAACTCCATCAAATCCACGTTTCTTACAATATCCAGCCAAATTTTTTTCAAATTGAAATATAAAATCCATTGATGATTTAACTTTGTGTTTTAGATATTTGCTTATTGACCAATATCCAAAACCCATCTTATGTCTAAACCAATTCAACTTACTATTCAATTCTAAAACAAAGTCATAGGCTTTATCACCCAAAAAAGATAACCATGGAGCAATTTTACTAATACCATCAAATAAATCACCATGTGTTATGAGATATCTTTTACCATCCATACCAATGTGTTCAGATTGGTTAACTATCTCAATCATTCCAAAAGTAAAACCATAAGGTATCATTGGTCTTAAAAATTCATCATGATTGCCTGCAACATATATTACTTTTGTTCCACGCTTTGCATGACCTAATATCCTACGAACAACATTAGTATGACTTTGTTTCCACTTCCATTTATTCTGTTGTATTTTCCAAGCATCAATTATATCACCCACCAAATACAACTTTTCACAGGTATTGTGTTTCAGAAAATTATTTAATAATTCTGCTTTACAATCTCTCGTTCCCAAATGCACATCACTAATAAAAATAGTTCTGTAATGCATTTTATCCCTCACAAGCAATACAATCATTACCCTGAGCAATCTGCGTCATATCTAACTCTTTGATAACACTTCTTTCAATCCTCTTAGAAACTTTATCTGCTTTTCCAATCTTTTCAGAGCGGCAGTAGTAAAGTGTTTTTAGTCCTTTTTTCCATGCCATAAAATGTATTGCATGAATATATTTAATGTGTGCATCTGGTCTAAAGAATAGATTAAGTGATTGTGCTTGGTCGATGTATTGTTGACGATCAGCAGCCAAATCAATTACCCATCTTTGGTCAATTTCCATCGAGGTTTTAAATATATCTTTTTCAGCTTCATTTAAAATATCTAAATGTTGGCAAGAACCATCGTTAGCAATAATACTAGACCAAGTATCGTTATAATCCAATTCATCTTTTGTTTTTTCTTTAATAATTTTATCCAACCAACGATTCTTGTTTAAGAAAGAACCGGATAGAGTATCTTGTCGATATGCATTTGCACGGTAGGGTTCAATGGAAGGAGAAGTATTTCCCATGATGATAGAGCTGGAAGCATTTGGTGCGATAGCCATAAGATGACTAAAGCGATTACCAGTACCAACAGCATCAGGCGCTTCACCTCTTTCCGATCCGAGTTCTTTGTTAGCAACATTTAATCCTTCTCGAATAGATTTGAAAATACGGTTGTTGGCAACTTTGGCCATAACACCTTCAAAAGCAATTCCGTTACGTTGTAAATAAGCATGAAACCCGAGAGCACCGATGCCAATAGAACGTTCTCGTTGAGCGGAGTACCTAGCACGAGATATAGCATCAGGAGCATTATCAATAAAGAAAGTAAGCACATTATCAAGCATTTCAGCAACGTCTTTAAGAAAAAGTTTGTTGTCTTTCCACTCATCATAATTCTCCAAATTTAAAGAAGATAAACAACATACTGCTGTGCGTTGTTCATTGGTTGGTAAAATAATCTCAGAACAAAGATTTGATTGATGTACCTTCAATCCTTTATCTTTTAACCATTGTGGCAATTCACGATTACTTGTATCAATGAAGTGTAAGTAAGGTTCACCTGTGTGCATACGGAGTTCTAGAATCATTTGCCATAACATCTTAGCAGATACTACTTCTCTTACTTCACCCGAATGTGGATCTTTTAATATCCATGAATCATCTACTTCAGGATCCAACATAGACTTTTCGATGAGGTCCATGAAGTCGTCCGTAATATTGATACCATGGTGTAGGTTTAAACATCGCTGATTTGGATCGCCTGTCGGCTTACGCATTTCTAGAAAAGGAATAATATCAGGATGAGATATATCAAGGTAAGCGGCATAAGAACCACGGCGAGTACGACCTTGGCGATAAGCAAGAGAACTCGCATCATACATTTTAAGGTGCGGTAATACACCGGTAGACTTGTCATCAGCGGCTCGAATACCAAAGCCAACACCGACACCACCTCCAAGCATAGAGAGCCAATTCGTTTCAGATAGGTTATCAACTAATCCCTCTGCAGTATCTTCAATATAATTAAGGAAACATGATATAGGCATGCCACGCTTAGAACGACCAAAAGAGAGAATGGGAGTAGAATAAGAGAGCCAATGCTTACTGCTGTATTCATATAATCTTTGCGCATGTTCTTTGTTTGTTCCAAATGTTTTTGATACAAAGGCAAATCTGTATTGTGGGGATGTTTCATCTTCTTTCATGTACGATTCTTGTAATCGTTTAATTCCTAATTCGTCAAAAAGTTTATCTCGTTCTAAATCTATATTAATGCCAAGGTATTCCATATATTTTTGCCTTAAAATGTTATTGTTATTATTGTACTACAAATTCTTTAATCATTGGAAAAATTGACTCAATCGCATTAGCGCAGGCAAGAGCAATTTCTCTGTGTTCCTTCTGTGTTTCTACTCCACTTCTCAGCTGTATATAGTGTACCCATGACCGCAAAGTTCCATTCATATACATTCTTGATACTGTCATACCCTCAGGCATTACAGCTCTTGCCTGTTCTTTAGCAATACCGTTTTCAATAGCCCATTCATATGCTTCTAATGAGGCAAAAGCAACACTTTGTTGTTTCTGTTTCCATTGTGTTTGTAAAACTTTATCATCAATTTCGATACTTGCTTGACGATTCTTAATATCTTGTAATCTTGCTTCCTTTAATTCAAAACCTAATTCAGTAGCATTAGCATAACGTTGTGAAAATTCTTGGAATGAAAAGGAACGATGCCTCAATATTTGTCTTGCAATATCTCTAGTAGTTTCAATCTCTAAACATACATTGACCATTTCTAAAGGAGACCAATGTTGATGTTTAATCAAATAACGAACCAACTTTTCGGCCGATTCATCGTTGTTTTGGTTTGCTGGGTTTGATACTCTTGCTGTAAATGCTATTTGTTCTAATAAATTTCGACCTTTAGGATCTTGTGAATAATTCACTAATGATACATTCATATTATACTTTCTTCCAGTTCACGAATTCCATTTTAGCTCTCAAATTCAAAAAGGTATTTTTACTTATAAAATCTTCAATTTCATCCGGTGAAAAACCTGATAATATCATATCATTTACATCTTTTTCTTCTATGATCTCAGGCCAGATAACAACATTAAAATGATTGTCAATTGCGTGTTCCATCTTAGAAACAATCTCTTTGTTACGAGGCTCGTTATCAAACACTAAAACCACCTTGGACTTGTCCAATGAATCTGTAATTGATTCTAGGTTAGAGTCTGCTGTTGCTACTGCATTGTTGATAAACATCGAGTCAATCGGTCCTTCAAATACATAAATTTTTTGTTCTTCATCTGTAGGATCAAGATCAAGTCTATCTAAACCATAAATCTTTTTATTATCATCGTGTAACTTCAACGTGATATATCTCAACTTAGATTCACCTAAAGAACGACCTTGGATTGCGACCAACTCTTTCTCTTGGTTATAAAAAGGTATGACTAATCTTTTGTCATTCTTGTGAAGTCCTTCTTTCTCAATCCCCAAACCATATATGAAGGCTGCGAAATCTTCCGCATAGTATAGTTGCGAGTAAAGTGTCTCCGGAATCCTTCTTTGCTGAACATAGTTCTTAGCAAAATGCGCCTCTGATAACGATTCGATTGTTGGAAGTTCAAGTGATTTTTTAAACTTTGGAGTTTCCGTTTTGAACTCTTCAAACTCTGGCTTCGGATAATTGTGTGTGCCTGTTTCTCCATTTTTATATCGCTCTAGTTGATACTCTTGTAATAGGTTGGGATCAACTTGTTTTAAAAAATTGTAGAAAGTGGTAGATACACCACAATTATGGCACATATAAAAGTAATCATTCTTCTTACGAAAAATGTAACCTCTGGTTTTAGTTTTATTTTTCTGTGAGTCGCCACAGAGCGGGCACCTAAAGTTATAAAGATCGTCTTTTTTCTTGGCAAATCTTTGTAACTTTGGTGATAATTGCAACAGGAAGGTCCTGTCGATAAAAACACTCATAATATATCAATTCAAAAATGGTAAAAGTTATTTGGCTAGATGTAGTATTGTATCAAAATTTATACGAGAAATCAAGTAAGAAAGAACAATTATACCACCGGCAACCATCCACTTCCACTCTAAAATCTTATCCAAAGATTCTTTTTCTTTTTTATTGTGTTCGGACATATCTTTTCTTAAAGATTTGAATTCATCCATAATTTTTTCATTTGAATCTTGCATCTTATCCAATACAGTATCAATCCTTTCGTGGATCTCTTTGATATCTTTATCGGTTTCTATTCTACGCTGGTCCATGTCAGCATATACCTTCGCTATGTGTCGGTCGTGTTGTTCTACGAGTTTTTCGATAACAATATCCATTTTATTACATAAAGCAGATAATGTCAATACTTGTGTCTTTAAAACACCAATGTCTACCTGTATATCGATGTACTCATTGTTATCGGATGCCATATTATTTTCCTAAAATATTCAGCGCTTTTTTATAATTCTCTTCTCGCTCAGGCAAACCAATATATCCGCCATTAATCACTTTAGTCATTTTTTTAATATCACCGACATCTGCATATGAGTTGAGTTTGTTGTTCATCCAGAAAAAGCAGGCCGCTTCAGCTGCACCTTGCTTTGTTTCCAAATGTCCTATTACATCTTCGAGGCTCATTTTAATTGAATCGGCAAAAGCTTGATAATTATACTTGCCGGTTAATTGAATTAAACCCCTACCACGATATTTCCATCCATCTCCACTAGATTCGTCACCATTACCTAAACGATTGGCATAAACAAAATTAGCAATCATTTCAGGTTGTCTGGCATATTTATTTGCCAGTTCAGGTGTTGTAAATCTTTTTGGCCAAGTCGTAACTAGACCAGTAACACCGTAATTTAAATTTTCGATTAATTTTTGAAAATGTCCAGATTCGTGTGAACATTGAGCAATAAATGAAGCAATCCTCTGTGGAGAGTCTATGTTATATTTAGGCAATAGATTATTTAATATTTCACACCAATCAACGGATATACCTAATTTTTTTAAAAGTTCTGGTGTAATCATATGTTATTCTTTATGTGATGGAGTTTCTTCGCCATTTGGATCTTTAATGGCTTTACCAATTAAAGCATTGGCAACCCACGCACCCATGTAACCAACAAAATACCATTCCGAAAGTTTATCATTTGCAATAAGGTATATGAATCCCCAAGTACTAACAATCCATGCACCAAATCTACTAAATTTGCGTTCGTTTAATTTACCATTAATAGAAACCAAGTCTATAATTGAGATTGTATTCTTTTTATCTTGATTGAGTTTCCATAAAGCATAAACAGTTGTACAAAATAGTAAAGCTAAGATAATATACATTATTTCATCCGGAGTAATGTTACTATCAAATAATTGTAACATTATTGCACACCATCAAATATTTTTTTGTTTTCTTTATACCACGATTGCCAAGCTTTTACTATCTCAACTATTTTGTAGTAGGTTGCGTTGTTGTCGTTGACTGTGTTGAGGAGTCCAGCGATTTTAACTTCGGAGGTTCCTGTAATAGTATTGATGGTGCTGTCGGGAAGTTCATTTTGACTGGAACTGTTGAACAAGCTGACAGAAGCATTAGACAACTTGCACTCATCAGTAATATATTTGTTAATCGCAATTTTAAGTTCATTTTGTTTATCCTTAATAATTTTTTCTTTTTCAACTATATTTTCGACCAATATGGTATTCACTTGTGCTGATTGTGTTTCAGCTCGAGCAAGTTTAGTTTCCAATTCTTTTACTTTGAGTAACCATGAATTGTTGTTACTATTAGCACCTTCAATCCAAATACCAAATACTAATACAAGTATTGAAATGATCTGAATTGGTAACTTATACTGATTTATAAACGGTACAAAACCAAAGAACCAACTGGCAATAATACCCAACACACCTGCAATCACCATCAGATGGATTATGAAATCGGGTAGCCAGTTTAATAACCACATTATTGTGGAAGTTTTCTTTTAAAGGTTGGTGCCATTATAGGATTTCTCTTTTTGGACACACCAGGTTCGCCACCTTTACCACCAGTACCTGCGATAGCACCACTACCTACATTATTTGTTGGTGCACCTACTGCGCCGGAACTCATTCCATCTTCTGTGACCGGTACACAATCAGGTACCATACGATTACCTTTTTTCTTCAAGCCTTTGGCTGTGTATCCAGTCCAACATGCTTCAGTATATTGTTTAAATGTTTTCATTAGCAGTTCCATTTTCTTAGTGCTAAGGCTTTACGAGTGGGTTCACCATTAGGTTTTTTCATAGCACCTTCCATACCACCCATGCGAGCACAAAATGATTTTCTACGATTGGCTGCTTTAGAACCAGGTTTTAACTTTGATGGCGGTGTTGTTACTGCCATTGCTAATTTTGAACCTGGATTTTCTCTACGGTAGGAAGCAATACCTTTACGATTTAAACCACCCTTAGGATCTTTACCTGCTTTTCTTTGCCAAGCGGCAGATTCTTCTATTAAATCTTCATCACTTACTGATTCCAACCTCTCCCAAAGCAATTCAGAATCTATATTGTATTCAGATGCAGCAGCTTCAATCATTTCTTCAATAACATCAAATAATTCTTCCAGTTCAACTTCTTCTGTTCTCCAACCACCACCCATTGCTTTGTATTTCTTTGAAGCCCAACCATTTGCATAAGCGGAAGGATAAACTGCAAATTTTGATTTAGCAGCTGATTTTGCTCGAGCCCATTTTTCTGGACTAGTAGGAACATTTTTTTCTTCTAAGTTTTGAATTTCTTCTACAAATTGTTTAAATGATTTCATTACTTATTACCTACGTTTTCTGTTCTAACATTAATTGGAGCTCCACGGCGTTCTGGATTAGGATCTTCTCTGCGTTTTCTTTGAGCTGCACTTGCACGAGCCTCTTTGCCAATTGCATGAGCTTTGGCTTGAGGTAAACATTTTGGTTTACCTTCTCCCGGATCTCTAGCACAGTCACCTTTAATATTACCTTTGGTGTCCATCCGAACCCACTTCTGTTTAAACCATTTTCTTAAATCTTCATCTAAATTCTGTTTAATCCAATCATCCGGAGTTTTTCCATGTTTAGATACAAAATCATCATGTAAATCTTTACCGGTAATATTACCTTTTTTAGATATGTCCATCATTAGCTTATTAATTGATTCATAACTATGACTATCCAATTTCTTCAAGCCTTTTTCTAAGGCCGTAACACAGCAGCAATTTTCTTCTAAGTATCGTTTGAATGATTTCATATTTTTCGTAATATCTCTGCGATAGTTAAATCCACCGGTATTTCTGTTGTTCTTATTGTTTTACCATTTATTCCTCTAATTACTTCTGGTAGAGTATTTAAATACAATAAGAAAGTTTTTAAAATGTCATAATCTCGTTCATCTATTCTATAGAATAATATTCTGGCCGACACTTCAGGACCAAAAACATTATTCAATAGAATAATATGGTTAATGATTAATCGTTCTTTAAGAGTTTTTGTAACCTTATATCTACGAAACAACCTTTTTAGATATTTAGTTCTCTTAATATCTCCTTCAAACTCCGACATAATACAATTTGGTGATGAATAACACTTCATCGCATACATCATAAAATTATCTTCATTCAATTCATCAAACATAGTATATTATTATTCTTTTAGTAATTCATCCAAACCATTTTCATCTGTAATAGTAGCAAATGTTTCATATTGATTAGATTCATTTAACGCATATTCATAGTAAAAATAATATTCAGATTCATTGAAAGTTAAGGCAATCACTTCTACGCCTTCCTCTAAATCAGAAAAAACAACCTTTGGCAAATTAATACCAAAGGTTGTTAGTGTCTTTGATGCTTGTGTCCAACCAGTATACGGATTTACTGAAGATTCACTTAAACAAATATCAAGCAATTCGTTTATTTGTTCGTATGTATCATTTACTTCTTCAGAAATGGAAACAACTTTTAAATCATTTCCAATTTCTTTAGAAATATAATGACGAAACTCAATCATTAGATTCCGCCAAAGATTGCGTTAGCACTTGTGTTAGCAGAACTTGTGTTTGATGCTACTGGTGCAGCCAAGGCAACTAAAGTTTCTTTCAAGAAACGAACTGTACCATCAGAGTTAATCTTACGAGTAATTCTGTTCCAACCTTGATTTACGGAACCAAGTCTAGTATTAGCTACCGTAGAACCACCACCAGCTAAAGGAGCAGTAACACCTTGTGTATTAGCCATACGAGTTGCAGTTACTAAAATAACGTCATTTGCAAACTGTGCTTGAACATTTGAACCGTGATTAATTGCTGTAGCAAAATAGATTCTTTCGCCGGCAGCAATTGGAGCTATTGTGTTGTTTGCAAATTGAATACGAACATTTGCAGCACCAGTTCTCAATAGTGAAACAGTATTATTGGAACGTTTGAAATCAATATCATTTGCGTCAATAATAGAGGTATCAAAGAATCTTGATAGTCCATTATTGGCTGTTGCATAAACATACATTCCGTTTGCAACACCAGCAGTAGCTGGGTTTGTTGTGAAAACGATTTCGTTTGTTCCTGCCAATGTTGCGTTAGCTGTTACCAAATCTGCTACGGAACGAACTTCTCTCATCTCTGGAAAGAGTGGTTCGCTGTTAGCTCTGTCTGTATTTCCCCATGCTGGCATTTTTTTCTCCTTTTAACCTCGGGTTATCTTACTATTTATCGTTTTAATATCTTGTTATTGTTGTGAAGCTTTCTTACCCGATGGACCAAATGTGTCTGGACCAGGTCGGTTCTTCATTGATGGATCAATCTCTACTGTATCTCTTTTTTCACCTGTCATTGTAGTTCCACCGGACATTACAATTCTAGCATCAGGCTTTTTTTCACCTAAATTCTTCTTCTCATCAGGTTCCATAACCTTTGGTTTTTTACCATAGGTTTGAACAGATTTATCTTCTTTTTCCCAATCTGTCATGTCCTCTTTCATATTATGGTGCTTATATAAAGCTTTAATCATACGAGCAGATTTGGACAATCCTTGTTTTTTTGGTGCAACATCATTTGGACTGGTACCACAATCATTAGGTGACTGTGTTGCAGCCAATGGATCTAATGTATCTTCACTTGTTGGTTTCATTCCTTGCTTGCGCTGCATATAACCAATTAGGCCTTTGACACGATTTTTAACAATTTTATCAGATTTTGCATGTAAATCAGCAAAACCTTTAGACATGTTTTTACCTGGTTCAGCAGCATCACGATTGGCCTGAGCATTTTTCATACTAGCTGATGATTTATCTTTATATGAAGATAGTGTCGATTTTGAGATTTCATCAATTTGTTCAACTTCTTCTTTATTCAGGTGTTTTTCCAACTTATCAATAGCACCTTTCATATCGCCTGTTGCAGGTTGACTGTATTTCTTTTCTCTTTCTGCTGCAGCTTTACGCCATCTTTCTAAAGCTGTTAATTTTGGCTTCTTGGCTTCAGTAATTTCAGTTTCTTCTGTAACCTTTTCATTTTTACTGGTAATGTAATTACCAACGGTATCGGCATAATCTGTAGCCAAAGTTATTTTGGCTTGTACCCATGCCGGCAATTGTTTTTCATAATCTTTACCAATATGTGACCGGATCATATCAATAGCTCTTTCCAGTTGTTCTAACTGGCTTAAAACCATACTACCTTCATCATCTAACATATTACCCATAGCAATGGCGACATGATTTTCTTTAACCATACTTGATGTAATTGCGTCATAATCCTTCATAGTCAAAGGATATGTTTCACGCATATTGATTAAGCGTTCTACCATATTGTGGAGTTCAACGTCAGTTTTAACATCTTCACGAGTATACTCTAACACACGAATTAATAAAGGAATATCAAAACAAACTATATCTTTTTTATCAGTTTCTTCGGTTTGTAGTTCTTCAAACATATGATCTCTTTTCCACTTAATGAACTCACCAGATTTTGAATGAGAAATCTTCATATCTTTAGTTACATACTTTGGATTGATTCCTCTAGACATGAGGAACTTGTCCAATAAAGCATCCTCATCTAAAGATTCAACCGATTCAAATTGGTGATCTTGTTTCCATTTCAAAAATGCACTCGATTTTGCATGTGAGATTTTAGTGTCTGTGGAAACAAATTTAGGATTAATACCTCTAGACAAAAGATATTTGCCTAAAGAACCATCTTCAGCAATATTTGCTTTAGTGGACCAAGGATCCATTGGATCTACACCGAACCTGCCTTTTGCAGGTTCAGGGTTTATCCTAATTATGTCTTTTAATTTCTTAGCCATATTATTTGATCTTTGTTTTATCTTGAACGGATTTAAATGCCATTTTAGCTAAATCTTTTGCACGGCTCATTGGTGTATGAACAGCACCAGATTTATCTTTTACATTCTTCTCAATTTTTTCCCAACCAGGTGTACCAGCAATAGTTGCTTCTTTAACTTCGTGTGATTTTCTTGCTGGAGTATTTTGTGGTTGAATGATTTCAGGAGTGGCATCTCCCAATTTTTGTTCACCCTCTTTAGCTAAAGGTCTAACTCTCAATTTGTATGATTTGAAAGAGTTTGATTTACCACCAGGTAAACGACCAGCTAATGTGTCTGTTGTAATGGCAGTATCAGCTGGTTCATATGATTCTTTTTGTGCACCATAGTAAGCACCGAGAGCCATCTTCTTGCGTTCTGCTTTAGATTTACCAGCAAATTTAGGATTATCAGAATGAACAAAGTCATGAATCCAATCACCAGCAGATGCATCTTTAGAAAGAACTTCATTAATCATTTCATCGAGTTGTTCTTCAGTTAATTCAACTTCTTCTTTGTTGAAGTTTTTATTCAAAAGTTTAAGTGTATCTTTTTTAGCTTTGGTTGCAGTAACTGGTTTACCTGTATATTGTTTTTTACCAGCGTCAGTATCATACTCACTATTACCATCACGACCTGGAGGAGTTTGAGTTTTATCCATCTCAACAACAACTTCTTCACGCATACTAACTCCAGCAGAATGCCTAATCTGACTAACAGCATCATGATGGCTATGGAAGTCATCAATTTGGCCATAATCTTCGTCATCTTTGTCACCTTGAGGACTATGATATGCGGTATGAACTCCGTGTTTTTTGTTGTGAACCACATAGCCAATTTTTTGGCCATTATGGTAGACGCCATGTTCAGCTTCTTTTTTATCATCATATTCTTTTTTAACTTCAATACCTTTAGCTTCAGTAACAACTTCTTCTGGTAACTTGCCAGTAGGACCATGCTTACCGGCAGAACCCCTAATCTTATCTTTTAATGATTGAGTTTTTTTAGCAATTGTTGTTGCTCTTGGTTTAGTTCCATATTCATGTGCTCCTGTTCCACCCCTTTTAGTTGGAGCTCCCGGCGCATATAAACTGCGAAAGGCTAATTGGTCACCTGGAGTAAATTGAGCAAAACGAGCCTTTTCATCCAATTCTTCAACTTCTTCGTTACGAGCTTTAGCAAGGTTCTCAGGAGCAGAGATAGAATCTTTCTTAGGAGCTTTAACATCAGCAACAGTCAATGGTGTGTCACCTTTAGCTTTACGGAGATAAGCAGGCACATCAGACTTACGGACTGTTTCTAAAAGTTTTTCGGTAAACTCACGACCTTCTTTAACTTTCTTTTTACCACGGAGAATTTTGAAATCCTGAGCATCAATCTTATTGTTGTTATTGGCATCAATCTTATGTTGGTCACCTTTTAATTCTTCTTGCATTTCTTTTTCTTTAGGACCTTTGAGTTTGTCAATGTCCTTTTTAGTTTGGTCAGCACGAGCCTTTTTAGAATTGCCATAAGAAGAACCGTAAACTTTCATTCCTGTTGGAGTCGCCACCTTCTCAGAAGCTTCCGATAAATTTACTTGTGTTCCAGCCGGTGCCATTGGTACCCGTTGACTATCTGATGGTTGTACTGTGCTCTTTTCTTCAACCTTAACTTCAAGGACTGAATTAACGGCATCAATTACGGCTTGACTTACTTTAGATTTTCCAAACATTTTATTCTCCGGTTTTCTTCTTTTTCTTAATGGTCGTTACTTCTAATGCTTTAATTTTCATGTCTGATGTTGTGCTCATCGGTTCTTTATTCGATGCACCACCTAATGTTCCACCTACACCCATATCACAGGCACCTGGATCATCGATAGCTTCTTTTACTTTTCTAAACTTCTTAAACTCTTTTTTAGTACCATAATCACTACTCAAAGTATTAGGTGATCCACCTGAAGGCATTGCCGTGCTGGCAGGATTTGCATTACTAAATTCTTCACTCTCACTATATGTTTGGTTACCCAAACCAGCACCACCTGTTAAACCTGAACCGTTTGTTCTTGTATTCCACTCTGAACCCAAAGATGATGGTGGTTCATTACGAGGAACCCCTAAAGATTTATCACCTCTTTTTAATCTTTTTTCTTTGTCGTTATCTTTGCTGAAGTTGGTTTCTTTTGGCTCGGACGTGGCTTGGAGGATTTGACCTTCTGCGTAGACGCCGGCGTTTTGGCCGAACGTGTAGGTTTTACCGTTGGGGTTTTTTCTTGGGAAGGTATTTCCTTTGATTTCGTCTCCGTTACTGGTTTCACCAGGTCTGTTGTCTGGAGTGGCGTCTGCTGGCCCTCTTGACCGTAAATTGTTATTAATGTCGATTTTAAGAAATCGGTTATACGTTTTAACATTTTTTTCTTCTTTAAATAATGAATTAACATTCAATTGTTTTCTACGATTCAACCAATCTTCGGCTGTTTCTCCAAAAGTGTTCGAATCTAAAAAATTCTTTGTGGATTCATACACTTCACCAATATCTTCTTCTTTACTATCTAGGTCACCAGTATTATCAAATTCAATAAAGGTTTTAAATGACTCGGTGAAATATTTAGTATTCCTTTGCGATTTAGACCATTTGTCCTGACGGATTGATTCTACCATCATTCTAGATAATAATGAATTTCTTTCTTTACTGACTTCATTGGTGGTATTGACGAAAACCATCATGGTTTCATATCCTAACTCTTCCAATTCTTCTTTAATATAAGAAAGTCTGGTTTTATCATCAGCAGGTCCATTAATAATCAAAGGACCACGGTTACGAATACCTTCTCTACGTAAATCATTAGTTTTCTCCGACAACTTTCGTTTATCAGCCAAATACTCCTGTGCTTGTACAAAATTGAGTTCTACAATACGAGATTCTGCAATGGCTTCACGGATGATAATATCTTTACCTGAACCCGGACCACCAGTTACAAAGATTGCACAGAATTTACCACGGTTGAAATCCTCATGTAAACCCATACCCTTACGAGTATCTTGCATAAGTTCTTTTGCGTGTTTATCTGAAACGTGGTCAGGAACACCCTTACGAAACTCTCCAAAATTATTATTTTTAGCGTGTTCTCTCATTTTGGTACCAGACATACCTTCAGAACCTTCAGAATCAGGATCTCTCTGGCCAGCAGAATGAACAGTAATTTTCTTGAAATGATATGGTACACGACCTTCTTTATTTGGTTTACCATTATATTTGTTTAGAGAATCTTTAAATTCTTTAACACGGTCGGAACCAACAACTACATGAAGATGTGTTACACCTTGGTTATGTAACTTTTCCGCATGTTGAAAAATAGATGGATGTTCTTTTGTGGAGGATTCAATATTTGTACCAGGTGAATATCTTTGTAAATGTTTTACTTTTTGTTTACCGGACAAAGGATTCTTTTTACCATCTTGTGAATGTGAAACAATAATGTGGTGTGAACCACCAACTCTAGCCGCAACTTCCTTAACCTTATCAATTACTTTTAAATGGCCCGTGGTTGGAGGATTCATGCGACCAAAGGTCATCACGGCATGTTTGCCGGATTCTTTTTCTTCGACTAGTTCTAAAAAACTTTTCATATTTTAATGTGAGTATGCTGGAGTTACATTCCAGTTTGATGTATTGGATTTCAAAGCGTTACTATTAGTTTTTGGTCTATAATGTGCTAAAGCTGTATGTGAACCGTCTTTTTCAACCTTATGTAGCGTTACTGTGGCACCGTTTCTAGAAACTGCATATTTTGTTTTTTTACTATTAAATACTTTGTTTAGTGGATGTTCACTTCCCGGTGTAACTGTTGCTTTAGTTTTTTGCTTAGTGTCACCTTTTACACTCACTTTAGACCAAGGCATTTTGGTTTTCGGCGTTAAATGATGACTTAATAATTTACCAACCATTCTATGACCTTCGTCACCGACATTATGTAATAAGTGGTGGATGTGGTCATGTAATTCTCTTGCTGTATCAGCATGAACCGGTCTTGTTAATTCGTTTGCCTTTTTTTCAATAGAAGAATGATTGTCAACACCTTCTTTTTTTCTAACTGAGTCAATTAGTCGTCCTCTTTCAACTGCAGACTTATCTCCGTGTCCCATTTCATTATGTACTTTTGTCAAACCTTCTCTAGCAACTTTTTCTGTTCCTAATTTTCTTGTGGGGTGATCCAATGTATTATCAAAGTGAATTGCTGGATTTTTTGCAGTGATTGTTTTTTGTTTTTCGGAAGATTTTAATGAAAAACCTTCATGTTGTATTTCATGTCCTTCACCAAAAGACTCTTTTAAATGTCCTGGAACATAAGAACTGACACTAACATCCGATGGATTAGTTTGGTCATCATTATATTTTCCTTTAGTGAATTTTCCAATATCACCATTCTTAGCTGTGTGTCCCACAGAAGCAATTCTAACATTCGGTCCGTGCTTTTGTTTTAACGTTTCTAGTATAGCATCAGCTGCTACTTTTCCGTGATGTTCACGAACTTGAGCTTGAGATTTTTGTTTTGGGTTTATTGCATATTTCTTTTTAATATCATCAATTGCTTTTTTATGTGGAGCTATATCATTCTTATGTTCTTCTGATCCATAAGATCCATGTTGTGCGTGCATATGGTGAATTAGATGGACAATGGTTGAATGTTCTGTTATTTTTCCGGCCGGATCACCAAGAAGTCCTTTTTCTTTTATTTCTGCTTCATGTAATTCTTGTTCATCATCATCGTGGCCGGATTTTTCTAAATCTTTTTTGGTTGGTTCATTTGTATTATGATCCCAATGTACCAATTTTGTTATACCATGTAAATTCTTATTGAAGAAAACTGCATGTTTACCATTAGGATTATTAAAAACGTGCACATCAACTTTATGACCATCTTTTGTTGAATATGTGTGGAAAGGTTTTAAACTAGAAAAATCATGGTCATCACCAAAATTTTCTTGAATAGGAACAATGTAAGATTCTTTTAACCAACTTTTAAATTTTTTCATTTTGCAAACCTTGGATTGTTTAAAATTGCATTTGAAACTTTAACTGGAACCAACTTAGTAGTAGGTCTCATTTTGCCTTCTTTATCTTTCTTTTGGAGAACAATACCTTCACCCGCAGATTTCTTACCATCAATACTTGTTTCCATGTCAGGATGTTTAACACCCCTCAATACATGTTCGGTGGCTTGACCCAAATGATGGCGAATATCCAAAGACCGTTGAAAATGATGAGCATTTTTATCAACATGATCTGATAGTGATTTAAATTTTGATTTGGTTTTTTCTTGGCCGGCCGCAGTTTTTAATTTTCCAGCAGCTTTTTCACCTTCGTCATGTAAATGTTTTTTATATCCTTCAACAGAAGCAGTTTCACCACGGCGAGTGGTCCTATTTAAATAGGTAGTAAAATGGCCACCTTTTTTGGCGTCAATGTGTTCTGGAGTTAAATGGTGTGTAGTATGATTCTTCATTAATGCTTCAGCAGCATTAAGATGGTGTTCCGTTGCATCTCTATCTTCTTTTGAATATGTAGAAGGTTCTGCTTTATATTCATGTTGTGGAACAAATACGTTTTTACTGGGTTTCAAAGCACCTTTGGTAACACCATGTGCTACGCCATGAGTTATTTCTGTATGTACAGCAATTCCTAGTGGAGCATCAGTTTTTGCTTTGTAAGTAATTCTATTAGGTGTTGTGGTCGTTGTGGTCATGATTTTGTTCCTGGTTCTACTGGAGTATGTAGCAAATCTCCCTGGACATGATGGCCTTTATTAACAAATTCGTGGCCGTGTTTTAATAGATGTTTTAATGATGTTGCATATTCTGGCTGGTGACCAAAATGTTTATCAATTTCCTCTGGAGTTCTAGCAATAACTCCTCTAGCAATACGATGTTTATCAGAAACACCAACACCTTTATCATCATGAATCACATGAACAGAGGCACCACCATCAGTTTTTAAAGATGCTCCAACGGTACTTGGTTTACCCATACGTTTTTTATGAAACTGTCTAAGTAAATCTAAAGCCATCTGACCATGTTTAGGATCTTCGTGAGGCAAGTCTTTTGTATGCGTAAGATGACCAAGCATCTCATCGTCAACAGACGTTGCTTCGGTTAAAAAAGACTTAAATGATAACATTGTAATTTCCTTCTGATTTGCAACACACTCTGGTTGCCGATTACCTTATTTATACAACATCAAACCTTTCTGGTTCAAAACCTAGAAAGATTGGGTTTGATACATAGTGCCTAAAATGTTGGATTTTAAACGATTACAAACGCTTTTCCTGTTGGACTTACTTTATGATTATCGCCAAACAATTCTAACATAGCCCAATGAGCACCATTAACGCTACCTTTTTGAACAGTTTGGCCAGGAGCTGCATCATCAAACCAGATGATACAACCAGGAACCAGATTATCCTTCAGGTATGCAATCGAATCAACGACAGATTGATACTGGTCACAATCTAAGTGTAAGAAAGCGATTGGTGGCATTTCAACGGCGGAGGCAGGAAACAAACCTTTTACTACAGTAGCATAAGGGAGTGCATTTTTAACTGTTTCGTAATCGGTATCATTAAAATCTCCAACCTTATGGTAGTCCATATCTGAGGTATAAGGAATCCCCTCAAATGTATCATATAAGAAGATTGGACGATTTTGTTCTTTACACAACTCTGTCAGATGCCAAGCAGTACCACCTTGGTAAACTCCAACTTCAACAAAGGCACCAGATGGTGCTGTTTTTGCGGGTGTGATTAAATCATCAATACAATATTCTGGAACTGCTGATGGTAAACTCATATTTTTATGTCCATGAAGTGTTTTCAAAATCCAACCAATAGGTTGCCATTTTTCCCTTGCCACTTAGAAGATAGAATGGTAATGTATGAATTAATCCTCGACTGGAATTATAGTATATCTTATCTTTTGGTCCTCTGTCAAGTACCCATGCAAAATGGCTTGATCCCGTGTCACCTCCTACAAAGACTTCGGCTGTGGTAATGTGGTAATAATTCTGTACGAAGTTGGTAGAATATCGCCACCCCACAAACGGACAACCTTCCGTTGGTGCACCCTTTTTACAAATAATTTTTTCATAATCTTTGTATTCTTCTTTATCGTAAACCTGTAGTATCTTTTCATATACATGTTGTGGCCAATTTCTATATGTGTTATATGGTGCATCAAATAAAGGAAACACAACAATTTTCTTCTCCATTGGCGCATTATTATGGATCTTCACTAGATCACCACTAATATCTCTAAAGTCCCAAACATTAACCTTTCTCCAAGGTAAAGATTCCGTACCTTCTTCTTTCGTAAAATAGTTAGTCATCTTCAACATTATCTCATAGAATGTTTGACAATGTGTGTCTGAGCTAACATTTCCTGGTTTTAAATGGAATTGGATTGTTGGATCGTTATTAACTTTTCTAACATGCTCTAACACATTTGCAACAGCAATCATATCACCGTTACGAATCGTACCAAAGGTACCAGGTTCAATATTAATAATCATACAACAATATCTTTCACATGGACCAATTTAGATTTACGATTACCATAATAATGCCTTGAAAAGTCAAACTCAACGGGATGGCCATCCCAAGTTCTCATATCTTCATCCCAACCAACAATCGTTTCTTTAGTCATCAGGTCAGCAATAATACCAATACCAGTAAATGTTGTAATCAATGGATTTGGATTATTCTTTATTAAGTTTAAATTGTACATCAAAGGTTTCGTATAATCAAGATAATGTACCTTTGTTATATCAGGATTAACTCCGTTTTCGATAACATTGGTATTTCTTCTTGTATCAATTGTCGGATCTTGTTTTAAAGACCATCTATCACCAATAATTGTTTTACTTGATAAGTCATCGGTAAATTGAGGGAAAACTTTAATTTTCACATCATCATCAACCTCAAAATCAATACTGTAGTTGTCACGAATCCAATTTTCATAACGGCAAGTTTCAATTGGACGATTCGGATCATTTCTATCCATTCTAGTCCAAGAACTAAGAACAACTACATTACCAGATACAAAGACTTCATCTTCAAAAGATATAGTATCAAAAATATCTTGATACATTAGAAACTCTTTGATGCCATTAAACTTACGCATCTCATTTCGAATTACGAGTTTAATCTTTTCTCTTTTAGCCAAACCAGATAAAACTGGAAAAGCGTTCATGAAGTCACCAAGATTGGCAGTACAGTTTAGATTAATTATCATTATATTCCTTGAAAGCAACAAACCAATCTTGTTCGGATACTTTATGTAATTCGAACAGTTCAGGTCTAGATAGATATGACATCAACAATAAAGTTTGGTCATCATCAATTAAATTATTTTTGAGTAATTCTATAGTGCTATGGTAAACTAATGCTTCAAGTTTTGGCCACAATTCTTTGCCTGCAATGATACATGGTCCAGTAACATGAACATCATTGTTTGCAATGATATCTTGAATATATGTTCCATCAACATAATCTTTGACTGTAAAGAAATGAATCTTTTCCTTATCAAAATTATATTTCCATTCCTTTACACCATTGAGCGTAGATTCTTCACGGCAGTAACCAAAGTCCAACCAAGCAACCAAATCGGTCTTGATGATCTGACTATTAATTGCTCTTGTAACAAAAGAAGATTTCAAAGCATTCACCACAACATAATCAGCATTCCAATATTCTGGATTACGAATTTGTGTAGGATTAATTTTAGATTGGTATTCTGAATCTTGTTGAACTTTAATTACCGCTTCTCTTAGTTCTTTGAATGATTCTTTAAAATCAATCGTAAGAATATCGGTAGGTTTACCTTCTCGTAAAGTTTTAACTTGTTCAACAAATTCTTTTGATGTATAAACAACCATTGGATTTTCGAGTTTTGCCATAATAGCAAATCTGTCCATGTATGTTTGTGTTGTGCGCTGAAGGTAGTGTGGTAATCCTTTATCTGGAGTCCAATCACCACGGCCAATGTCAAAGAAGGCCGTTACAATAGTAATTTCATTCATAATAGTATTTTTTATAATTGTTAATAATCTCAATTTCACTTGGCTGATTACTTATGAAGATTTCATAATCAAATCCTGGTGTGTGGTTGTGGGTATCTGTCCTATGAGGATTTGCGGAATAATCTCTACCAGCAATATAATAACACACATTCATGAAACAGTCAATATATCCAATAGTAGGATAGTATTGTTGTATGGAAGTAAAGTGATGAATAAAGAACTTGACAATGTTATCATATTCATTCAAGAAAGTGGATACTTTAAAGATTGTTCCGCCACCCGCACCATATTGTTTAAATGTTGGTCTTTTACCACACCAATTTTCAATTGCATCATGAACCGCTTCTGGAATTATATTGCCAATCTTTGTATCTGCACCAGCATGCTCATAACCATCTTCAGTTGTAATTGGTTTAATAATCAATACATCATCTTCCATCATAATAATATGTGAAGTATTACATCGCTTACATGCTTCATAGAATCTCTCTAAGAACCTAAGTGTGGTTTCAAGATTATAACCATGAGGTGAAACTGGACCACCAAGAGGTTCTTTGTATAAAACATAATCAAGATTAAATTTCTCGACAAGATTCATATACTCAATTCTTGGACCATCGATTGCTAAAAAGTAGTAATTATCTGGATGATGCTTCCGAACATTCTCTATGACAACCTCAGTAGCTTTAGGATAAACTGAAGCGATATGAAAAAAAGAGATGCTCATAAATTATTTCCAAACAACGAATACGAGATTATCATAACAACCAGTTTGACCTCTGAGGTCATAAAATGCCCACTTTAAATCTCCAACCAATTCTTTGAATTTAGGAAGAACTTCCATTAAGTGAATATCTTCGATCACCAACAATCCACCTTTTTTTACTTTTGGAATATACAAGCGTAAAAAATCATACCAACTTTCTTCGGTGTGTGGACCATCATCAATGACAATATCCAATTCAGGTAGATTATCAACAAATTCCTGTGAGTAAGCATTGGCAATGCAAGGTTGAATTCTTGGATATTTCACCATTATGTCATGGTTGTATAACTTATCCTTATCAACACCACCAATTGCTGCATTTGCAAAATAATCATGCCACATATACAAACTACCACCATTAGCAATACCAATTTCTAGAAATGCAATCTGTTTATCTTTATATGGTGCAAAAAGTTCATCATAGATTTGACTACAATATTGATGACGATATTCCTTATCTGTAATAAAACCAGGACTCAACTCTGCGTAGTTATTATTCTTTTGTAATAGTTCAACTAAAGTCATTATGCAACTCTTTTAAGAATAGTTAATCCATTATTGTTGGTTCTTCTTTCGAGCATTTGCCATTCAGGATGAGTATCCATAAATTCTTGAATTGCTGGCCAGATTCCTTTACCACCAAATTCGCCATTAATTTCATAAGAAGTGGTATCATGAAAACCAATATACTTTCTTGCCTTGTTGGCATGTAAGCTTAGTTCTGTTTGTACTTGCTCATAGATATGTAAACTATCCACAAATAGGAAATCGGTTTCTTCAATTTCAACTTTTCTGGTATCAGCAATATGCAAAGCAACATTACGACCAGCATTTCTGGCTTGAATGAAGAAATCTACAATTCCTGGTTGTGGAAGATATTCATAACTATGTAATGTAACATCATGGCGGAGAAATGCTCTTGTACTTTGAGCCCAACCAACACCCAATTCAGTAACATGTTTACATTCAGATGTAAGTTGTGATAGAACCGGAAGATGTTCATTGATGTCGGACATCTTTGTACAAGATTCCATATATTCTAATTCAAAATTCATTTTTATGTCCTATAAATAAAATACTGCGATTCATCTTCTTGTCCATATTTCTCTTGGACAAACTTCTTCAAAACTGGTACTCGGTCATATTGGTGTACAATTGAGTAAATAAAACCAGTACAATCTTTTAGTAAACCATCTTCAAATACAGGCTCAGAGAATATTAGATTTGGTCTAAACTGTTCAATTTTGAATGGATCCATGGTAGTACCCAACTCAGCAGCCCATGAGTCTGTTTTAGTTACAATATCTTTGAACGGTTGTGTGTTGATTAATACATTGAATACGGCTTGATCAACGATAGGAATGGGTCGGTTGATTCCATTGGTGAAGATATGAAACACCATATCTTTTACATATTCTGATTTGCCACCGAATGTTCCAACATTAAAGATTTCGTTATTCTTAAATTCTTCATATACATATTGGCCATAAGCTTGATATAAATTCTCATTGCCCCAAGGCTCATCTTTATATTTTAAACCTTCTGAAGCAATAACAAGCTTATTTCCAACAAGAGATTTAAATGGATCTGCTTGAAAGTAAACATCTTTGACATCTGTTGTAACAACGTATTGGTAGTCTTTATAATGACTTCTCAAATAATCATAGATTGATAAAAATCGTAATACATGAATTGGTACATTCTGAACTTGTAACATAGGAGCAATAATAACACCTTGTGTTTCCAACCAATCTAGTGTTTCATCAGATGCATTACCATAAACTAAAACAACATCATCGTTATCACCCGCATGCACCTTTGCGGATAATACCCAAGGCTTTAACTGGTTAGCGTTATAGTTTGTGAACCCACCGATGATAAGATTTTTTTGCGCCATGGGAACTCTCCATTATATTTTTTATTCATTACTGCATTTCCATTGATAAAGAAATCGGATGTAACCGAACCTTTACCACCATCAACACGATAGTTTACTGTATATTCATTAGTACAATCAAATTTTTGAAAGTGCTGTGATATAGCTCCTAAGAATACTCTATCTTGGCCCCAACCACCATGCCAAACAGAGGCTAATTTTACAGCAATATTTGTTTTTAGGCAATAGGTATTTGTATCAACATGATTAACTCCATGATAAGTTTGCCATTTACCTAAAGATTCACAATCATCATGACAAACAAAAGTACCATCTTTATTATAAACATCACGCAAAGAATAACACCAATCTAAGTTTTTAGATTCGATAGTGTTTACACAAGATTCAATATGGTTTGGTTTTAACCAATTATCTTGGTCGAGATAGGTAACATACACAGTATCAATTAAATGAGTAAATGCAGCATAGACACGGTGGCCATAAAATCCATTGGCACCAACATTCAAAGGCAAATTACAAACCATTATTTTTTTATAGTTTGGATGAGTTTCGAATATTTTTATATGATTTCTTACTGCATGAACAAACTCAGGACCATCACACACAATGTAACATTTAGTATCGTAAGTTTGGTCTAATACAGATTTAATAGCAGTATAAACATCAGCCGAACCGGTGGTTGGTATAATAACAGTTGCACTCATTAATATTTCCAAAACATTTGGTAACCATTATGTAATAGTGGATTATTTACTTTTGACATATAATCAAAGATAAATTGTCCTTTACCCATTAGATGGTTTTGATTATTCTTTACTTCAATCCAATTATCATCAACACCAATTAAGGTACCTTGCTTGAGCGATGGTGCAATGGTAAGTAATTCATAAAGGTGATGTAGTGCGCTCTGATAACACACTTCCGGTTTATCACGAGGTGCATCAAAAGAATCCAAATAAAGGAAATCAATTTTTCTATTTTCTTTTTGGAGTTGTTCGTTTAGTATTTTTAAACGTGTGATACTATCATCCGTGTATACATGACTATTAGATGAGGTCATTCTACTCTTACAATAGTCAGTACTTTCGGTAGCAATATCTACTGTATGGAATTCTCCACCATATTGATTGATATATTTGTCGAACAATAAACTACTCTGTCCGTCACCACCATAATTATCTAGTTGCCTTGCACAACCAGTTTCTACAATTAATGGATCTTTAATACCTTTTAAATAATTAAAAATAAAATCAAATCCATCAGTCCTATGTCCAAGTTTACTTCTCACATCATCATAAAATTGCATAATTAATCCCTTGTCAGTTTCAATATTTTCTCTATTTGTTTTTCAATAATTGGTTTACGCTTCGGCCAATATATATATTCTTTATCTCCGGTCGTTTGTAATTTCATGAGAAAAGGAATAATTAGTTTTTCAACTTCTTGTAATCTAGTTTTATAATCATCAGCCGTTTCAGCTGTTTTATTGATAACAGAATTATATTCAGCTTCAGATACAGCAGAGAAACCAAAGTCATCTTCCACATTATCATACTCTTTAGCGAGTTTATCAAAATCTATTAGTGCCATCATTTAACTCCATTAAATTTAATAGCTAAATTTATAAATTGGCCAAGTTTGTGTTCGGCTCCTACTTTATTTGTCCTAACCGCAAACTCTAAATCTGTAGTTTTTGCTCTGCAGGTCATACTTATAGTGAAATTTTGTTTTGATGTTGTTGATTTACTTGTTTTAAATCCGCCTTGTTTTTTAACTCTACCTAAACAAGCTCCAACAACATCATCATCTTTAAGTTCTTTAACTTCTGTTCCGTAAGCTTTCAAAACAACAAGAGGTATATCACCTAATTTTGAATCGTCGCCTACAATTTTTGTAGACAACCATTTTTTTGTTAAAATTTGTTTTTCGTTAAAAAAATCAATCAATTTTGTTCTCAACCAATCCAATTGATCATTGTATAGTTTTTCATATGATGTTAAATTTTTTCTTTCAAATTCAGCTATTACCTTGACCATTGCAGCTTTTCCATATTGATCATATGATGGAATGTTTGGAATTGACTTATAAAATTTCTCATATGATTCTTTTTTCCAAGATTCATATAAATCCAATTGGTCAATGTCTTTCATCAAACTACCAACATAAGTATTTAATTTTGGTTCTTTTGTTTTTTCTCCTCCGGCTTTTAATGAAACTCCAATCATAGAATTATCTTCGTATTCTATAAAAATATCTCCAGGATGTTTTACTGGTACACCAGTCGGTTTTGCTCTATACCCCCAAAATAAATTTTTAATTGATTTACCTTTATTTTGAAATTTAATCCATTGGTAAATTGCAATTGCGTTTTTAGTTTTCTCAACAAATTTTGTTGAGTTAATAGATTCGTCAATAAATTTTTTTCCCGCTGCAAAATCCCCCGGAAGATAACAACTTAATTTTGAATTGTTATTTGACGCTATTTTTTGATAAAAAATATTTGGATCAGTTTCATCTATACCCGTTAAAAAAGCAATACACGGAAATAATTCTGTAATTGAAGCATTAAGTGTTGTGTCTTGTTGACCTCCTGATCCAGCCTTCTTCTTATAAAGAATTTGGCAGTCCATAGGAAGATGAGTTCCTAATTCAGAAGATCCTTTGACTATATCTTCTTTATTTTGAATTTTATTTTTTGTAAGAGCCTTTTGTAAAGTTACTCTAGCATCTGGTCGATCACCTACACATTCAACAATTATTTTTTTGCCTTTAATTTCTCGTATTGAAATTTTTGCGACAGAAGATATTGAATTAATTACTTTAATAGCGTTTGCAAGGACTTCTTCTTTATTTGCCATGTTATCTTATAATTTGAATTTCTTTACCTGAAGTCCAGATTTCTAATTCTGTTCTTAACCTACCCTCAGTTTTAAGGGTTTCGTATCTATTTATAGCTTTAGTCCGCCACCACTCAATGATGTTCTTTAACTCATGTTTCTCATAATTAGGACCAGGAACTAATGTATCGGTTTTACAATTCATATAATCAACAGAGTTATTATACCCAAAATCGGATGTATAATATCTTTTCTTCTCTGTCAACTTTTTAGCGTTCTCAATCGTTAAATTGAAAGCATCACCTTCTGGTGTTCCTTTAAGTGCTGATTTTGTTAGAGCAATCATCTTAGTAAAACTTCTCAATTTTCTACTGGTCGATGAAGTATCTCCAGCCAATAAATCTCCAACAATATTTTCCACATAGTTTTTCAAATCGTGATATCTTTGACCATGCATCATAGGTACCATATCAGATTCAGTTAAACCTCTAAATCGAATATATGGTTTCATACCGTCATATTGAGATACAGTTTTGGTTGAACCATACAAACTGGTAGTTTCAAATAAACAGATATTCATACCATATTTCTTATTACAGATTTCTCTAACGGTATGACTGGTACAAATGGCAGATAGAAGTTTACCACCAAGATAATTAAATCCAAATGGTTGTGCTGGTACAATAACAAAACCCATAACACAAGCTGTATTGAATCGTTTGGCAGTATCTTCCTGTTGAATCCAGACCTGTCCCAAGAGTTCATTTCGGGGTTTCATATAGATGACTGGTGAACCTAACCGAATGAATCCTAGAATCTTTCCTGAGTTCTTTTCTCTAACTGCCAATTGTATATTCTTACCAACTGGTGCTTTGTTGATATGAGAAGAGGTAATGGCAAGTAATGATTCCCAAGTTTCACCAGCAATTTCACATACCTCAATGTCCATATCATTTGGGTGCATGGAGAAATCCGAGAACAAATCATCTTCAATTGGAAATAGAGAAGATGG